TGTAACGGATTACAACTAATGAGCCTACTTCTTAGAGATAAAGCTATGGGTACGAGTACAAATTGTGTACCACTCAATGAACCTGCCGACCTATACCAAGAGATAGCAGATGAAGTTACTCAACGCTTGCAGTCAGACCCAACAGCTACACACTTAAACCTATTGAAGTATGGTATTGATCGTAAGCTAATGAAGAAGGCGGTTATGTCTGTGCCTTATGGTGCGTCTTACTATTCGATAGTAAAAATATTTCAAGACGCTTTCTATCTTAGGTTTGTTGAGAGTGGAGAGAAATCTTTTGATGGTCAGCTAAGGAAGCATGCGTCTGCTTTAGGTGCTATGACTTGGACGGTGCTAAAGGATAAACTACCTAACGCTTTAGATCTTATGAAGCGGATAAAGGATTCAATTAAACCTTTGATAAAGAATAATATAGAGGTGTCATGGGTAGCACCGTCGGGTCTTAGGGTGTACCAAGCCTACCCTAATACAGTAAGGAAAAGAATTACTACTGCAATAGGTCAGCACTACAGAAAGCAGACACATTACCGAGACACGTTGGATACCCTATCTCTCAAGAAGAACCTAGCAGGTATCGTGCCTAACTATATCCACTCCCTAGATGCAAGCCTCATGTGCCTTGTTACAGGCTGTATGAAAGAGCATGGGGTCGGATCACTCGCTATGATCCACGACTCTTTCGGCACACTAGCGTACGATACGCCTAAACTAGCGCAGATGTTGAGGGAAACAGCAGTAGATATTTTTAAAAATAATCTGCTTGTTTCATTTGACAACGATGTTCAGGAACATTATCCTGATACACAGGTAAAAGGTAAGGTGTTCATAGAACATGGAACACTCGATCTTAATTCACTAACCAAGTCCTTATACTTTTTTCATTAAGGCATAAACAAACATGTTAAAACCACAATCAATTACAACCCCTATAGGTACTTCATCATGGTGTGCCTTAAATCCCGACGCGCCCGACACTAAGTTCGGTGCTAAGTTCTACGTCGATCTCTTAGTTCCTAAAAAGAATATGAAAGAGTTTGCTAAATCCGCTAAGTCTTTTCTTGAAGAAGCTAGATCCGAGTTTGGTATGAAGAAGAAAGTTAATCCTCTTCCTATTAAACAGCATGTAGATGAGGACGGTAACGAGACAGACTTCTTAGTTGTTAAGTGTAAGCTAGTAGCTGAGGGTCAGAAGAAAGACGGTGGAACATACAAGAATAAACTTGTATTGTTTGACTGTAATAAAAAACCTTTCGTACCCGAAGGCGTTATCGGCATGGGTACTAAGATGCGCGTAGCCTTGAACATGTGTGCATACGATGTACAAGGTGTAGGTGTTACCTTCAAGATAAGCTGTGTTCAGATCATCGACGTTAAGTACTACGAAGGTAGTGCATCAGCCGATGAGTTTGAAGTAGAGGAGGGTAACACTTCCTCAACAGAAGAAGAAGCTACTGTCTTTGACGATACAAGCGACGAAGATACCTTCGACTTTTAATCATGTTCTGTCTTCAGCTTTCAATTCTTCAACCCCCTATTCCTGCGTCGCGTCCGCGCTTCTCAAGATGGGGAGGTGTTCACTATGGCAAGAGGTACACTCAGTATCGTAAAGATGCGCCCCTTGCTATAGAGAATGCTATAAAAGAAGCGAAGGCTGAAGGCAGTTTACCCATCAAGGGTGCTGTTGTCATTGCAGTAATCTTCGAGGTTAAGAAACCTAAGACTACTAAAAATAAATACCCCCACCCCGACCTTGATAATTACATCAAGGCAATCTATGATGTACTCCAAGCTAATTCTGTGATCGAAGATGATCGCAACATCATAGCATCAGTAGAGAAAAAACAATGGACAACACAAACACCACAAACACATGTCTTGATTCAGACAGTACCTTCGTCAAGCACGAGCCTTGCCCATCATGTAAATCTAGCGACGCATTGGCTAGATACACAGACAATCATGGATACTGCTTTAGCTGTGGATACCACGAACAGCAAGCAGGAGAAGAAGTAGTGGTGCAACCTAAGCTACCCTCTTCTCTTTTAGATGCGGAGTGCCAACGCTTAGTCAAGAGAGGAATCAACGAGGACACATGTAAGAAGTGGGGGTACGGAGTAACAAAGCACAACGGAGTGCCTGTTCAAATTGCTAACTACTGTAACGATCATGGTGTACCCATAGCACAGAAGCTACGCTACCCCGACAAGTCTTTCCAAATACTAGGAGACTCTAAGAAGATGGGGTTATACGGTCAGCACCTATGGCAAGCAGGAGGCAAGATGGTTACCGTATGCGAGGGAGAGATAGATAGCATGACAGTCAGCCAAGTGGGTAATCTAAAGTGGGCTGTAGTATCTGTACCCAATGGCGCACAAGGCGCACACAAAGCTATAGCTCGTAGCATCGAGTGGCTGAGTACCTTCGAGCAAGTAGTGTTCATGTTCGACAACGATCAAGCAGGACGTGAAGCATCAGAGAAGTGTAGCTTAATGCTACCAATAGGTAAGGCTAAGATAGCTACGCTACCTATGAAAGATCCGAATGAGATGCTGATGGCAGGGCGTGGGTCAGAGATAGTACAGGCTCAATGGTCAGCCAAGCCCTTCAGACCCGACGGTGTTGTCTTGGGTGAAGATCTATGGGAACAGGTATCAGAGGTAGATGAATCAGAATCTTTTCCTTACCCCTTCTCAGGTATGAATGATAAGACCTATGGCATACGCAAGGGGGAGTTGGTCTGCCTAACAAGTGGCACAGGAATCGGTAAGAGTTCTGTATGTAGAGAGATAGCACACCACTTAATAGTCAATGATAAGAAGGTAGGTTACATAGCGTTAGAAGAATCAGTAAAACGCACAGGCTTAGGAATCATGGGTATCCACCTGAATACTCCCCTTCATATACATGGCAATACTGTAGGTATGGAGAAGCTACACGAAGCGTTTGAGGCTACGTTGGGTACAGGTAACTGTGTATTGTATGACCACTTCGGATCTATGGACTCAGATATTCTAGCCAATAAGATAAGGTACATGGTTAAGGCGTTAGATGTAGAGTATGTATTCTTAGATCATATATCTATTGTTGTGTCAGGGTTTGAGGGTAAGGACGAGAGGAGAGAGATAGATAATATTATGACTAAGCTACGCTCTCTTGTTGAGGAATTAAACATCGCTCTTATCCTAGTCTCGCATCTTAAAAGACCTGAAGGTAAGGGGCATGAGGAAGGTGGACGGACTTCTCTATCACAACTTAGGGGTAGTCAAGCTATAGCACAGCTTTCAGATATTGTCGTTTCATTCGAGCGAGACATGCAAGACGAGATCGCTTCCAACTTAACTACGGTCAGAGTACTGAAGAATAGATTTAGTGGGGAGACAGGCAAGACCTGTGCTTTGTTGTATGATAAAGACACAGGACGATTACAAGAATCAAATGTATTCTTAGAACAAGACAAAGCATCTTTTTAATAATGATTAAGGTTCGTGCTGATCGTAGAGAGGGATACGTTTCATTCCGTCCGTCATACAAGATGGACTTGATGGACTTCAATAAACCAAGACCTGACTTAATACAAACAATGGGGCAACTAAAAGAAAATAAAAGCTACACGTTCATCTTTGATATAGAGACTGATGGATTGTTAGAGGAGTGTACCAAGATACATTGCATCTCTCTAGCTACACCTAATGGTGATGTATCCTTGTTCGCGCAAGATGATGTACCTATGGCTCTTCACCACCTAGCTAATGCTGAGTGTCTTATCGGACACAACATACTAGGGTTCGATATACCTGCTATCAAGAAGCTATACCCTAAGTGGAGAACAGAAGCTAGGGTAAGAGATACTCTTGTTATGTCTCGGTTAGCTTATCCTAACCTATCGGATAGAGACTTTGCTTCGGGTAAGATACCTAAGAACTACTACGGATCGCATTCACTCAAGGCTTGGGGCTACAGGCTTGGGGAATTTAAGGGAGACTTTAGTAATGAAACTACAGATTGGTCTGAGTACAGTTTAGATATGGGAGATTACTGTGTGCAAGATGCACTACTCACTCTCAGCCTAGCACATAAGTTGGAGAAGGAGAAGCTAACTAAGAGAAGCATAGATTTAGAGCATGACTTCTTCCTGTGTTTAGAGAAGATGCAAAGTAATGGTGTTGAGTTTGACACTACAGCGTGTGCTAAACTTTATACTAAGTTACTAGATGGTAAGCATGAGATCTTAAAAGAGATAGCTAAGGTCTTTCCTCCTGAAACTATTACTACTAAAACTGTAGCTTACTACACAGATGACGAGGGTAATAAGTATCGTATTAAGTCTGATGCTCCTAGTTCTATAAGACCTAGACTACAGGCAGGTCCGTTAAAAACTAAACAAGTTCCCTTCAACCCCAACAGTAGGCAACAGATTGCTGAAGCATTCATTGATAAGTATGGGTGGAAGCCTAAAGAGTTATCGCCAACAGGCAAGCCTCGTGTTGATGAAGATATACTTAAAGGGCTGAAGTATCCTGAAGCTAAGTTGATCGCTGAGTACATGATGATATGCAAGCGTATAGGTCAGGTAGCTGAAGGCACTAACGCATGGTTGAAGTTAGCAAAGCAGAGCAGGATACATGGGCGTATCAATCACAACGGCGCACTCTCAGGTAGATGCACACATAACACACCTAACATGAGTCAAGTACCTGCGGTACGCGCTCCCTATGGCGAGGAGTGTAGGTCTGTGTTCACAGTTAAGAAAGGATACAAGATGGTAGGGGCAGACATGAGTGGTCTTGAGTTGCGCTGTCTCGCACACTACATGGCTGAGTGGGATAACGGAGAGTATGCACATGAGATTCTTTCGGGGGATATACATACCATGAATCAATGGGCGGCGAATCTTGACACACGAGATCAAGCAAAGACTTTCATTTACGCATTTCTTTACGGCGGAGGCAATCAGAAACTAGGTGAGATAGTTGGGGGTAATGCTAGACAAGGTAAGCAATTAAGGCATACATTCCTTAACACCCTCCCTGCCTTGAATACTTTAATCACTAAGGTTAAGGCTGTAGCAAACATGCGTGGGTGGCTACGAGGGTTAGATGGTAGACCCTTACCTGTTCGCTCGGAACACTCAGCTATGAATCTACTGATGCAATCAACAGGTGCGATCCTGATGAAGAAGGCTACAGTTCTTTTAATGAAAGCTATTGACACAGAAGAGTTAGACGCTAAGCTAGTACTCCATGTCCATGACGAGGTACAGCTAGAGGTTAGGGAAGATCAAGCTGAACGAGTCGGACAGCTTGCAGTTCAAACAATGAAACAGGCAGGAGAAAGCTTCAGCCTTCGGATTCCCTTAGATGGAGAATATAAAATAGGAAACACATGGGCGGAGACTCACTAATGGAAGAAGAACTTTTAACTGCAGATGGTTTTGATAAGGCAATGCTTGGTATAACTAAAGATAACATTGCTGTCTACTCTGTATCTAAAGCTATACATATTCTCATAGACAGAGATGGTATGGACTATGAGGAAGCGTTAGAGTTCCTAGAGTTTAATACAATCCACACCTATGTAGGGGAACAGACTCCTATATGGGTTTACACTACAAACAACTAATACAATGAGAATAATAAGCACACAAACAGTTACATACAATGACGCAGAAGATGCACACCCTGAAGATTACATAACAGCAGAGTTATGGTCAGACGGATCAGTAAGTCTAAAGGATTTAGAAAATCAAAATGGGGTTTTTATAGACCTTAAAGAGTTACTAGATTTATGCCTTGAGATGCGTAAGAACCTTGAGGTTCATAGAGAAGTTACAAAGTTTAATGAAACATGGAAGAGTCTGTAATGCCTGAACCTATCTTACTAATAGACGCAGACGTTACTCTTTACAAGTCAGCCTTCGCCTCCGAGATAGAGACTGATTGGGGTGATGACCATTGGACACTCCATTCAGACTTGGGGGTAGCTCGAAATGTTTTTAAGGAGGAGATACAAAAGATTAAGGTAGCTTTCCCTGAAGAGTTTGGCATGCGGTTATGTTTTTCAGGTAATAGGAATTGGAGAAACATAATCCTACCTACCTACAAACATAACAGGAAGAAGGTAAGGAAGCCTATAGTCTTGAATCCTTTAAGGGAGTGGGCTATGGAACACTACTACTTTACCTGTGAACCCTCGTTGGAAGCTGACGATCTACTAGGGCTACTGTCTACTAATAACATAATGGTGTCCATAGATAAGGATCTCCAAACAGTAGCGGGTAAGCACTACAACCCTGACACAGGAGAGCTATATGAAGTAACAGAAGATGAGGCTCACTACAACCACATGTTCCAAACTCTATGTGGGGATTCTACCGATGGGTACAAGGGCTGTCCTTCAGTTGGGGCTAAGACAGCAGAGAAAATACTCGATGTTCCTACAGGGGATATGTGGTCTGAGGTTCTAGCTACCTATGAGAAGAAGGGTCTTACCTATGAAGATGCTTTAATTCAGGCTCGTATAGCTAGAATACTGAGGGGAGATGAGTATAATCTAGACACAGGTGAGATGAACCTGTGGACACCTGAAGATGCAGAGACCTAAACACATACGCCTACTCGGAGTATCTATCCCCTTGATAGTCTCCCATGATAAGCCCGAAGATCCTGAAGATGAAGTCTTTGGGGAGTGGGATAGCAACGAGATGACTATCACTCTTAACTCTGAGTGTGGTGAAGTACAAGAACGTACCACCGTCATGCACGAATTAGTTCATGCTATTGATGACTTCCTTTACCTAGAGATGACGCATCAGGAAGTCTATGTCCTGAGCCAAGTACTATACCAAGTACTTATCGACAATCCACGCTTCATGGATTATCTCCTGTTCGTGCCCTCAGAAGATGGGGATAGGCACAGGGATAGGGGCGGCGCAGGACAGGCACAGAAGCGCAACAAGAAATACCGTTGCGGCAAGTAAGAAGGTTTTAGTTTTCTTTCTCATGTTCGTGTAATAATAATTGTTGTTGCACAATGTCGTGCATAAGTTCAGTCGGATCGCGCTTCTCAGCTACGTCGGTAATACCTTTCAAGATAGAAGATATTTGGGTAACCACTAATGTAATCAAGGTGGCTACGATGGCTAGGTTTTCTCCTTCAATAAACTTAACGCTACCGAGAAAAGCGAGGACGAGGAGACATAAGTAGAATGCGCCGAACTTTGCGAGATGTTTGCCTCCGACTTCCTTCGCGCTTTCCGTTGCCTTTATTTCTCTTATGCGTCCATTAAGATCTGCTTTACGAAGAGCCAAAGTGGACTTCAATTCAGCCATTTTTAATTGGATAGCTTCTCGTGTAGAGCCAAGTAGTTCAGCTTCTTTGGCTGACTTATCGCCATCACCATTGCCATTGGGAGGAGGAGGCGGCACTTTATATGGTGCGCCATTCTCTACTATCTTAGTAGCCTCTTCAGGCTCGATGTAATCTTTAGGTTTCTTCTTTACCATTCTTAAACTTTTGGTTGTAAAGCATAATCACATGATCGAGGGGTAACCTCAACACAGTAAACAATGCCTTTAGGAACGCCGTAATGGGCGCACGCATCGAGGGGAAGATGAATACTAAGAGTATGGACAGCCATGCCCATTGCCAAACAGTATCGGTAGTCTCCTGCATCACTTGACCCACCGCAGTAGATTGGGTAGATCCTACAGATGTAGACATATCAGGTAAGCTAGGCATTAGCGAACTACATGACATCAGTAGAAAGAGAAGCAAGAGATATTTCATTATGTATTATTCTCGAACACAGCAAAGGATACTGATTCCGAGTCATCAGACAAAGCATTAGACGCATTGCGTATAGCGATACTGAATCCTGTGGTAGCATGAGAGCCTGATATGACTGTCATAATCGTACCACTAGAATCCTCGAACGAGAGTAGTACAGTATAGTTAGCTGTAGTCATATCGGTATCTATCACCACCGCATACTGCCCCGCACCTGAACGAGATATAGAGGCTACATTATAGCTTGTCGCATACAGCGCAGGGGAGGCAACTGTAGTAAATCTTCCAAAGGCTTTAGGGATAAACTGCATCTTAGCCTCTAAGGCGGCTACTCTTACGTTCAAACTTGCGGGAGTTGCCACGGCAATGGCAGCCGTATTAGCAGCTATCGCTGTAGTGTTAGCCTCTACTGTTATAGCGGTGCTACGCTGTTCAGCATGACTCGCCATAGCCTGACGCTGTAGCTTAACTTCGTTGTGTCTATCGTATGGCATTAGCGGAATAGCCACGCTACTGCGGCACTAATTGCTGTGGATAGGATAGCTACTGCACCTATCAGGGCAGAGCGGGAGTTCTCTAGTTCACGCAGACGGTCATCATGTTTCTGAAT